CATGCCGGTGCCCATCATTGTGCCGAGGACCTGCTTGCATGCCTCCGGGATGTTCTTGACGCGATCCGGGTGACAGAGTTTCATCAAGTCCCGATTGGCCTTACCACGCTTCTCGAAGACCGTCCGGACACAAGTCTCCATATATTGCTCTACAGGATCCTCGTTCTTGAACCAAAAGTGCCATCTAGTCCACGCGGGACGTGCCCATTGCCGAGATCGACTCTTGAACCGTTGGTCGTCCATTATGCCTGCATTCGAGGCCAGCCAATCGTACCACTTCTCTTTGCCATCATCTGCCCATGCTCGTACAAAAGGCAACGCCTCAGACAGAGACTTGTGCCAGATGTAAAAGAACGCAATCGCGTTGACCATGCCGCGCTTGTTGAGCCAGAAGAATTCTGCGAGCGGCATATAGTAATCAGAGCAAAACAGACCAACGACAATGGAGAGAGTGTGCCAGCGAAGATCATGACCAAGGAGCCAGTCTGCAAATATGCCCATGACAACTGCGAAGTAGAGCTGCCAGAAGTAAATCCTGCGACGGAAGCAGGCTGCACCAAGAAACGACATCAGGAGAGACATCGTGTAGTACTCATGAAGAATGAGGGCACGAAGACATGTGAAACTGATGTAGATGATGGCGAGAATGAATTCGTCGGCGACCTTCGTTGCATCATGGGTGAGGTTGATCAGCTCCTGGATATCGGTGAAGACCAACCACATCAGATAAACAAGAGAAAAGAGAAGGCCCGAAGATATGAGCGCCTTATGAATTCTGAACGACGTACCAGAGACAGTACCATATGCTGCATGTTCGACTCTTGCACTAACAACGCGTTTGTAGCCGCTCGTCTTCACACTGCGGAAATGGAAAGGGAGGACGAGCGTGCGGAAGATGATTTGAGTAAACAAGAAGAACCATGCGGCCGCCTCGAGACTGAATCCGACATACAATGAAAACGCCGTGGGCAAGCAGAGCAGGACGTTGACGACCGGGCCAAACAGGCGCAAGTAAACCAGTATGTAGAACTGCGCCTTGGCGATGATCTCCTCGGCACGTTTCACAGCCTTGGCAACCATCCACTTGCGGTTCTCATAGATGTACGCTGCGATAACGCAGACGATTGAGAAGATCGTGAGCTGGCGGAGGCTACCAAATACACCTCCACCAAGTTGCTTGTGCCATGAAGACTTGCCGCGGACGACGACGACGTGATGACCTTCGATCTTGAGGGACAGATCAGAACCGGTGCGGCGTACCCCAAACTTCGCGGCAGTACGAAGGATCTCGTCAGCGCTCATATGGAAAGCATGAGTGTGACGGGAGCTCCTGTCAGCAGCGCGGATGTCCGGGTGTATATGATAACGAAGCCTGAGCTGTGCAACATGGTTCATGACATCTTCGATTGGAACGTCGGCAATAAATGCGATGGCTGCCGGGGCGCAGCGATCTCGCAAGTCCTCGAACACAACGTCATACTGCCCAGATTGCCTAATAACTGGCATGAACTCGACAGGGACCTTGGATGGGCGGAGGTTGGCGTAATACGTGGCCGGACGGGACAGGTCGTTGACGGCTGACACGATGTCGTGGGCATGAACATATTCAATACCGTGCTTAGCCACTAGTGCGTTGGTGAGCTCCTCATGTTCCGACTCGTTGCAAACCAGCATGTGGTCTCGGAATGCAATGCACTCGTTGACAGAATTCTCGCGCTTGCTCATACGCATGGTATATTTTGCGAGAGCACGCGCGGGGTCCATGAACGAGCGACCGGTTGACGTGAAGATGCGATTTGCGAAGTCCAAATATGGCAGGATCGAAATCTTCTGCGTGACGCCAGTTTCCTTGACCATGTTTATTGCCGATTTCAGGCGAGGCAACACAGGAACAACCGTGTTGTCGTCACCTTTGCCAATGAAAAGGTCGAACTTGGAGAAGTCGAACGTGCACACCGAAGTGCCGGTGGACATCAAGAAGTTGAACAATGCGGTTCCAGGCTCGCCGGAGAACAGTCTCTCAATGACCTCAAATAGCAAACCGAGCATCGTCAGGCCCTTGCAGAAGCGCTTGGCGCGAGTCATGAGGTAAAGCGAGACGATGGTGTCATCGAAACCGAGAAATGTGAGAACCTTGCCGATGAAGAACCTGTGGACGTTGACGTGCGATGAGTCCTGTTGCGACAGATCGATCGACATACATTCCTTAGCCTTATGCTGGCCAGTGGCGCGGACGGCGTCGTCGAGCTGCGTACCCGAATACCCGGAGTCGTATATCACACCACCTTTCAACATGCTCTGCATGATCTTGGTTGCTTGAACGATCAAAGGACAAATGGTGGCATTGAGCAGTTTATTCGTAGCGAGGATACCTTGACCGCACTCAGCACAGAAACCGAATGCCTTGAATTTGGGCTTGCATTGGCATTTAAGAAAGTACTCATTCTGCAGCGGGCGACCAGAGTCAATAAACGGGAGTTCCTCGGCAATTTGGGCAATGCGAAGCGCCTTTGCGTTTCCGAACCAGTGTGAGAACATAGAAGCGACAGACGGAACTTTGACGGCGGCATCAGGCCTGATAAATGCGTTAACCCAGCGATCGAACATGATATCGGCGAGCATGAAGGCTCGCTTGTTGGGGATGGCAACGTTCTGTGGCTTGGTGTACCGGTCGAAGACTGCCAGGACGGATGCAAGGACCTCTGTGTTAGAAAATGGATAGCCAATGTGACTGTAGAGTGTGGGCTCATGCAGATCAAGTGACTGGATCCACTCCGGAACGCGAATTCGGACGGCGGGATCGGGCTTCCGAAACCTAATCATGGTCTTGTCGCGGGTCAGGTCGGCGGGTTGCGGCGGCTCCGGGTGCAAGGCATACAATGCCTCCACAAGCCCGGGGGTGATTATACCGAGGCACGGAGTGTCGTTGGCATCTTCATCATCCTCTTCGACGACGATCGGTCGGCCGGCGTAAGACATGTGCGTGGCGATGATCTCCTTATCGGCGTTGAAGTTCTCAGGGATGTCGGCCTCGGCATGGTCGAGATCATCCATGGAAGTGAACGCATGAGAGACTGGATCGTTGCGGGAACCGAAGACGGTGGCACCGCGGCGAACGATTTGGTTCGGTCGAAGGCCGAGACGGACGAGAGCCTGAACAAGAGGAGCCTGGTTGCGGGTACCAGCAGGAACGGTGATCGTGACGGTCTGGCGTGCGCGGGTAAGGGCGAGGGCAAATGCGTACGGATTCTGTGCGAACGCAGCCTCGTCATTGGGGAAACAATGGATGTAGATGTTGTCCGAATCAGTGCCCTGGGATGCGTCGATGGTCATGGTGCCGTTGAAGATGTTGGTGTTAGCGCGATGAAAGGTGAGGTGGAGACCGGGGCGCTGCGCATTGACCACCTGGATGTTGTTAACTCCCGGATTCACAGTTTGGAAGAGGAAATTGGGCATGATTGCCGGACCAAACTCTTGACGATAGATCGGGAGGGCGACGTTGTTGACGATGTTGGTGATGTCTTGACCGAACCTGTGAATTGTGTGGCACAGGACCATGTGGTCGACCGGAATGATATCGTGCGAGAACCGAGCTCCGAGAATTCCATTGTATCGGCGCTGATCGGGAGAACCAAGTGCGATAGTAGGAATGTTCAGCGATGCCAAGGTAATGACATGCCCTGCCGGGAACTGGTAGACTTCATCAATGATAATGCCGGTGCTTGCTCGAACAAGGTGGATATTTGCAACTGCTTCATCGAGCGTGAAGACAGCGTGCCCAGGATACACAGCCTGCCAATGCGCCTGAAGTTCATTGGTGGGAACGATGACGCAGGCGCCAGCCGGTGCAATCCGCCGAGCGTGAGTGGATTTGCCAGTGCCAGCAGGACCAACGATAAGCAGGTCGAGAGTGGTCTGAGGATCCCATTCCCAATTGTTGACTGCCCGTTGTTGAACCATGGACAGTGCGTTGACAGCGAGACCGTTGATGCCGGCCAGTGCGTT